GATCAAAGTAGAAATATAAGTCCAATTGGTATTTTAATTGGTGGAGAAGAATTACATAATAACCATCATATGAATCCAGCCAGTCCAAAACTAAGCAGTCGTTGGTTTGAATTCGATATAGGGTGGTTTTATATAAAATTATTCCAAAAATTGAGATTGGCAAAACTTAAAATTTAGTATATAATAGCACGATGTTAGATACTGTCCAACAATCCGTGTTTCAATTTCTTCCAGCCCGTAAAAAAATTGGGCAAAATGGATGGATATCGTTTAACGCACCCTGTTGTATTCACAATGGAGAAACACTAGATACACGTAGTCGTGGCGGGATAAAAACTGATAATGGAAAAATAAGTTATCATTGTTTTAACTGTGGTTACAAAGCTAGTTATCAGCCAGGTCGTCATTTAAGTTATAAATTTCGCAAGTTATTATCATGGTTGGGTGCCGACGATACTACTATTCGTAGATTAGTCATTGAAGCTGTTCGTGTTAAAGATTTAGTATCTCCGGAAGATTTGGATAAAGAACCAGATCAAGAAGTAATATATGAAAAACGTAATTTGCCTGTTGAAGCAAAACGTATTATGGATATTGATGATTTTAAAAATATTCCAGAAGAATTGGTTGATGCTGTAGAGTATGTAATTAATGATAGAAAAATTGATACAAAAAAGTACCAATTTTACTGGACACCTGAAACAGAACATAATTTAAATCGTAGAATAATTATCCCTTATAATTATAAAGGAGAAATTGTTGGCTATACAGCAAGAACTTTTGTTGATGTGGTTAAACCAAAATATTGGTCTAGCCATCCAGCAGATTTTGTTTTTAATCTAGATAATCAAAAACCAGATTGGAAATTTGTTGTTGTTTGTGAAGGTGCATTTGATGCTATGTCAATAGATGGAGTATCTGTTAGTGGTGCAGAGATATCCGATATTCAAGCAGATCAGATAGACAAACTTCAACGTGAAGTGATTTTAGTTCCTGATTTTGATAAGACTGGTGTCAAAACAATTGATCGTGCAATCGAATTGGGATGGTCGGTTAGTTTTCCAGTCTGGTCTGGGACATGTAAAGACACCAATGAAGCAGTTAATAAATATGGTAAACTTTTTGTGTTAAAAAGTATATTAGCTGCAAAAGAAACTTCAAAATTAAAGATAGAGTTAAGGAAAAAACGTTTATGAAATGGTTATCAAAATTAATTCATAGAATCAAAATGTATTTTCGATTTAAAAGAAAACTACGAAAAATCAGAGACGAAGAACCATATATTTACAAATGAACAAGAACGAAATCGAAGTTGATATATGGGAATGGATCAAGGGTTACATAGAAGTTAATCATAAGTTTTATGATTACAAATTTCCACCATGCCCGTATGCGAAGTCTGCCAGATTAAAAGGACTGGTAGACGTTCAGGCATATTCAACTGGAAGTGTTTATAATTTTTTAAAAATTCAAGCAGCAAAAAATACAGAAAGTAACAAACACTCGGTTATGGTTTTGGTATTGCCGCCAAGAATAAAATACTATCCACTATTTTCTTGGTTTATAAAAAAATTAAACAAAAAATTAATAACAAAAAATTATTATGCACAGCATGGAACTGCATTGACGACAGAAAGTAAATACAAAGGATTTTTTAATTCTGGCGAATACTCAATTGTTATTATTAATAAACTATCTGAAATATTGGACGGACACCAATCACTTTTGAAAACTGATTATTATAAACCGTGGGCATCTGACCACTATACGGCTGTTGTTGAAAGAAGACAACAAATGTACGAAAAATACAAAAATAAATGAAAAAAAAGACCATTGTACTTTGTAATTTCCCTAGATTTAATAAGGAAATTTGGTTGCCTATTCTCTGGACTCAGGCAAAAACATACTATGAAAAACACGGAAAACATGTTGATGAATGGTTTTGGCATCCAGCATATTTTGACGTTTATAGTGCAGAGTATACCGAAGAAATTAAACAAAAACTTTTAGAAGCAAAACCAGATATATTTGCTATTAGTCTTTATGTTTGGAATTATCAATTAAGTCATGAAATTGCAGAATGGGTCAAGGTACAATTTCCAAAATGTTTAATTATTACTGGTGGTCCTCATCAATATTTTAAACATGATATAAATTGGTTCAAGAATTATCCATATATTGATGCTAGTTTACCCGGCGAATGTTATGGAGAACTGGCGTTTCAAGAGATATTAGATAATTACGACAATGGTAAAGTTGATTGGAAAAAAGTAACTGATATCAGATATCCAAAGGGAAAGACTAGACAGATAGCAACAAGTCCAATATCAATGGCACGATCTGCTAAAAAATATTTTGATTATAATTGGGCAGCATCAGCAGAACAACTGCATGAATTAAAAAAATATGTAGATTATCAACAAAAAAGATTCCCACGATCACATCTACTTGCAATGTTAGAAACAACTCGTGGTTGCCCATATGGGTGCTCATATTGTGATTGGGGTGGTGGGATAAACACTACAGTAGTCAAAAAAGATTTTGAAACTGTAATCAAAGATATTGATGCCCTTGCAAATTTTCATTTGCATTTACTTTATATTTGTGACGCCAATTTTGGAGTATTTGGGGATAGAGATGTTAATATAGTCAAATACTTAGTTGATGCCAGAATGTCATCTGGCTATGAGTTTCAAGTTCTGTATGGTGGATTTGCTAAAACAGAAAATAAATTAGGTTACATTAAACAAATAGTAGAGTTAGATGTTACTAATAAATTAAGTCATGGTGATGAATTAAAACTCAGCCTACAATCTATCGACCCAGAAGTATTACGAAATATCGATAGAGTTAATATTCCGTTAGAAAAACAATTGGCTGTTTTTAATCCAATTGCAGTTAATAATAGGATGCCATTATATGTCGAAGTAATCATGGGATTGCCCGGTATGAATTTAAAAAAATTCTATCACGAATGTGATGTATTTGGATCACATAATTTATCTATGATGTGGTTTCATTGGATTTTGATGCCAGAGACACCGGCATATGCAAGATCATATCAAGATAAATTTGGAATAAAATATCTCACAAAAAATAATGGGTGGCAACAAAATGAAGAAATCTCAAAATATGAAGTTGTGGTAGAAACTAATAGCTACTCATCAACTGATTATTTACAAATGCTTTTATCTACTAGTTTGTATAATTTATTTGTCCAAGGGGGGTATTATAATGATACTATTTCGTGGATAACTAAAAAATATAATTATGGAATTGGGTCTATAATTAGAGACATATATGAAGAATATTATTTACAAGATGAAAACTGCAAAGAATTTAGAACTCAAGCATTTAAAGATTGGGATAGTGTTTTACATGATCAAGACAGACCATGCGTTTTTAAAATAGGCGATAAATTAATCTATGGTGGTTGGTATTTTATAGCATTGGCGTTTTTACAAAATAAACAATTTACTTTTAATTTAGAAAAATGGCTTCAAAAAACTTATCATATTCCTAACAGTATATTGAAGTCTGACAGAGAAAAGAATATCCACTCTGGTAATTTTGGGAAGAAAAATTTTTCAATTGTGGCAACAAATTATAAAAAAAACATCGATGGTACTACAGTTGATAGTATGATTAATTTGTACCGGCTGTACCGACATTCTGGTAATATTGCCAGAGGAACACGAAAGTTGTTTGGTATTATCCCCTTGTAAATCACAGTAAAATATTATATAATTAAAAAGATATGCAAGATTACACCGTAGATATACAAAAACTATTTTTAGAAATGATGCTGCAAGATTCAGCTACGTTTGTTCGTGTTCACAATATCTATAATCCAAATAATTTTGATAGATCTCTTCGTGAAACTGCAAAGTTTATTAAACAACATGCTGATGATCACAAAATACTACCAACCAAAGAACAAATAAAAGCTACTACCGGAATTGTAATAACTGAACTTAAAGATTTAGATGAAGGTCATTATGAATGGTTCTTGAAAGAATTTGAAGCATTTACTAGAAGACAAGAATTAGAACGTGCAATTCTGACTGCTGCTGATATGATTGAAAAGGGTGAGTTTGATCCAGTTGAACGATTGATTAAAGATGCTGTGCAAATTAGTTTGACAAAAGATATGGGCACAGACTATTTCGAAGATCCTCGTGCTAGACTTCTTCGTATTAAAAGTAATAATGGTCAAGTAAGTACAGGTTGGCCTACTCTTGATTCACGTTTGTTTGGTGGAATGAATCGTGGTGAACTTAATATTTTTGCTGGTGGTAGTGGCGGTGGTAAATCTTTGTTTATGCAAAATATTGCAATTAATTGGGTACAACAGGGATTGAATGGCGTGTATCTAACATTAGAACTTAGCGAAGAACTCACCGCTATGCGTATGGACGCAATGATGGCTAATTGTTCTACTAAAGAAATTTTTAGAGATTTAGATACTATCGAAATGAAAATTCGGATGGCTGGAAAAAAATCTGGTAGGATGCGTATTAAATATATGCCAGCCCAAAGTAATGTTAACCAGATTCGTGCATATCTAAAAGAATTAGAAATTCAAACTGGACAAAAAACCGATTTTATTATGATCGATTATCTTGATTTGGTTATGCCAGTTGGAACTAAAGTCAGTGCAAGTGACTTGTTTATTAAAGACAAATATGTATCTGAGGAATTACGTAATCTTGCTAAAGAATTTAGTATACTATTAATTACTGCATCACAATTAAATCGTAGTGCAGTTGAAGAAGTTGAATTTGATCACAGTCATATTTCTGGTGGTATTTCTAAAATTAATACTGCCGACAATGTATTTGCAATTTATACTTCACATGCTCTGCGTGAGCGTGGACGCTATCAACTACAATTGATGAAAACACGTAGTAGTAGCGGGGTAGGTACTAAAGTTGACTTAGAATTTGATAGAGATAGTTTGCGTATTACTGATCCGGGTGAGGAAGGACAATCTAGTACTGGCATTTTTACAACTAGTAGTCGTCCGACCAGTGAGTCGGTGATGAGTCAAATCAGGGGTTCTAGTACGGTAAACACAGTGACCCCAATGATTGAAGCAAAACCAAAGATTGATGCAACAGTTAATAGCACAAAGCTTAACCAGATGCTTGCCAGTTTAAAGAATAAAACAGAATAACTGTAAAAATCTTAATAAAACTTATACAAAATGAAGTGTTATGATGCATTTAAAAATATTAATGTCGAAGCTAGAGATAATAAGTTAAAAATATCTCCATGTTGTTTAGTAGAAACAAAAAAAGCCAATGTAGTAAATATTAATGATTCATATCTAACAGATATTAGGAAAGTTTGGTCAATAAATCAATTTCCAGTAGAATGTTCTAAATGCAAGAAAGCTGAACAAGATAATATACCTAGTAGGCGTTTATCTAGCAATCAATGGTATGTGGATAATGGGTATGATAATGATACAATTGAATTGATTAGACTAGATTATTGGGTTGGGGACACATGTAACTTGGCATGTGTTATATGCAATCCGGGTGATAGCAGCTTGTGGAAAAAAGAATTGGGGTTTTTTAAAGAAGATAGGCGACGTGTAACAAATGAGTTTTGGCAAACTATTGATATTAGTAAATTAAAGTTTATACATTTCAATGGTGGGGAGCCATTATTAAGTAAAGAACATGTTGAGTTTTTGAAAGCAATAGAGCAAAAATCGGACGTACATTTAAATTACAATACTAATGGGACAATATTGCCTACTGAAGAATTGTTAAATTTGTGGAAACAATTTAAATTAGTACAACTGGATTTTAGTATTGATGATATTGAAGAACGTTTCGAATATCAGCGATATCCTGCAAAATGGGAATCCGTAAAAAACAATTTGCAATGGTATATTGATAATAGCCCAGTAAATTGCATGTTTGCAGTTAATACCACAGTTAGTATCTTAAATTATAATAATTTAAAAAATCTTAATAAATGGCTAGAATCCAATTTTTATGCCAATAGAGTGACTGATCCTATACCGTACAGACAGCAACCGGCGGTTGGGTTATTTTCGTTAAAAGATGCTCAAATGAGACAAAATCAAATTATTGACTTTTTAAATCTCTGTGATTCTCGTAGAAATACAAATTGGAAATTGACCTTTCCAGAACTAGTAAATCTAATAAATATATAAAATTGGAGCCAATTTTGCAAAAAAAGACTCGTAGTATTCTTGACGAACTCGCCCACATGCCTGTCACTAAAGACAGGGAAAATCTCGTGGAATCTCGTGCTACGCATGTCATTAGCGGTGCCATAAATCTTATAAATTACATAAAAGAACACTATGGTGCAGAAGATGCCGCCGAGCTTGAGCGTAGGCTGCTCAATAGTATTCGTGCACAAGATCCTGCAAAATTTACACGTGGTGTTAGACGCTTAAAAAGCGAAGATTAATATGTTAGATTTTGTCAACTACCTTGCCGAGACTATTAAAGGCGGAACCCACATTGAACATCCTGAAGATTTAGTTTTTATGAATGGCTCTAAGGGTTCTTCTGCAGCACTTGAAGCATTAAACGGAGTTATTGCAAGACCAGATAGTATTACTATTAAATGGGATGGATATCCGGCATTAGTCTTTGGAAGAAACCACGATGGTCAACTTATTGTAGTTGATAAACACATGTTTACAAAAAAAGATGGTTCTGGCCGAAGAGTTACTAGTGTAGAACAATTTGTAGCATACGATCAAGCACGGGGTGTTAATCGTGCAGATTTATATGAAAGTTTGGTGAAACTTTGGCCGGAATTTGAACAAGCAGTGCCACAGAATATACGTGGATACTATTGGGGAGATTTACTATGGGTAAATGTGCCACATGTTCAAAATGGAGATTATACATTCCAACCAAATACCGTTCAGTATAGTATTCCGGTTAATAGTGATTTAGGAAGAAGAATTGGAAAAAGTCGTGGCGGAATAGTGGTTCATCAATTTATGCAAGATTTTGATACTTCTCCACAAACAATAGCTGGAACTGGTGGCTTGAATACCAACAGTCCATTGTGTATTTTGACTTCACATATGTCGGATAAATTGAATTTAAAAGTCCCTGTACAACAAGAAAAAAAAGCAAGATTAACAATACAAAAGTATGGATCTGCAGTAGACACTTTGATTGATAAAATAAATCTTTCGTCAATAAAATGTACTGATTTACCACAACTTATGAAAACCTATGTTAATTCACGAATTCGTGGAGAAACACGAGGATTTCTTGAATGGATACCAGAAAAATTGTCCATACCAAAACAACAAAGATTATTGGGTGAAAATAAAGATGGATATCTGTATCAAAATATCCAAGGAGTTGTTGGTGCTTTTGAAATATGTACCGCTGTTGCAGGAGTTAAAAACAATATAGTACACCAGTTAGATGCACAACAAAAAACTATTAAATCTACAGTTAATGGAGTTTCTGGTGGAGAGGGATACGTAGTTAATACAGGTGCTGGATTATTAAAATTAGTCAACAGGAGTCATTTTAGTGCTGCTAATTTTGCGAAAAACATGTAATTAGTATAAATATGATTATGCGTAAACCGCAAATATTACAGGAGAAATAAAATGGCAATCGGAGCAACAAAAGTACATGGCAATAGTGCCGGTCTAAACAACGTAGGTGATGGTCAGAGTTTTGCAAATGCAACCATTATTAACACAGGTATCTCAAGCCCAATTCAGGCTTATAAAATCACCACTCTTGGTGTAACAGCTAACTTAGCAGCGGAACTAGGAGAGCCTAGTGGTGCTGGTTTAGTCGGTGCAGTTGAAACACTAATCAAGACTATCTCGACCAATGCATCAGTATTAGCATATCAAGTTGATTCAGTTGGTTCTACAGCACAATTAAGCATCATCACTGAGCGTAGTGGTTGGACAGCAGCAGATATGCAAACTGTTATTCGTACACTAAGCCACAACGGTACACCTGGTGCAAATATCGGTGCATACGGCAACGTATTCCCAGCATTGGCAACCGTTACTACTACCAGCGGTATCAAAATCGCTTAATAGCTATTAGTAATAATAAAAAGCAGACTTCGGTCTGCTTTTTTTATACATGAGATAAATATTATTATGCGGTAAAACGCAAAAAACATAGGAGAATTAAAATGGCAATCGGAGTTACTCGTAGTGCAAGTTATGCATATGCTGGTGTAGTAGGTACATTAAATGGCACATCAGGTGCACAAGTTGGTCAAAGTGTTAAGTTATACTTAGTTACGGCAAAAGATGGATCGGCTACTGCCGTTGATCTTCGTTCAGAAGATGATGCAGTTAACGAAGCATTTGAAGCAATCGTTCGTACATTACCACAAGGTGTTTTAGCATATTTTGCTGCAAATGCAAGCAGTGGTGTTATCAGCGTTATTGTTGATGGTGTTAACGCTCCAGCAGCAAGTGTTGTCCAAACAGCAATCCGTGCATTGGGAACATCAGTTGGTGCTAACGGGGTTGACCTAAGTGGAACAACCGTAGCTGATGGTGTGTCTTTCACAGTAGCTTAATTTTTAACTTAGTTAAAAGTACAAAAGCAGACTTCGGTCTGCTTTTTTTATTGCCATAAATAATAGCATGAAATTTTATACTGGAATTACTTTAGTTGATATTACTGCCACTGGTGTTACAAGACATCGTGCGGAGCAGGAATTGGAAAGAAATCAACAGCGTAATTGGGAAACGGTATTACAGTGTATTGGATTAA